AGGCAGCAAGCGTCATTGCAATGGTGGGCAGGGTCAATGCCCGTTCTACGTAATTACTGACTCCATCAATAGCAGCTACCCCTACGTTGCCTGAATACATGGTGCGTCGGTAGTAATCTTCTGGCTCTTCCCCCACAATAGTTAATGGGGAAAGTAATGTTGAAGTGGCTAATAAATCTTGTGCTTTATTAATTAACTCTGAAACTTTAAATGCTTCTGCATTTAATTCTGAAAATTCATTTGCTATATCTTGTATTTTACCTGTAAATACATTATTAATTCCATCCATTAAACCAGATGAAATAGTTAACATATGCTCTGCAAAAGGTAATGGGGCGCTGCATATATTTGCACCAAATCCCTCAACTTGCATTCCGCTGTACCCTCCGTAAATGGCGGCAGCGGCAGCAAGAAGTGCTATGGCAACGGCAACTTCAGGGCCAAATGCTTCAATTGCTTTCTTTACGGCAAACTTAATAACTAATGCAATAAGTACATTAATCAATATATTAATAATTATCTGTACAGCAGTATAGGTTGCCATTAATGCAATCCAAGCTTCCAACCCTTCTTTAATACCAAAGTACAGTGCAACAACAGCGATAATAAATAATACTAATGACATAGCATCTGAGCTATACCAAGCCAGTTTAGTTTCAACTCGGCTATTAAATACATAATAAAGAGATCGAGAGAATAATCGCTCTGAATGAGGTAATGAATACCCAGTCATAATGCTGCGATCTAGTGGAACCATGACAATGGGATTATTACCGAATCCAATTGAAGAATATCTGTCGTATATAAAATACTGGGTAGTTATATTAATTACCTCAATCTCGTCATACATAGAATCCGAAATTTGGTATTGATAATAATGACAGGGAATAATGTATTCTCGTGAGTATTCAGTGCCATCACTATCGATAGCAGGAAAGGCTCCTTCACGTTCAGCAAAGCGACTGGAATATGAACCACGCTTACCAATAATTCCCCCAATACGCTTTTTATATATCCCAGAATTACTAAGGGATAGTTTGAATGCTCCGTCTTGGATCACAATTGCAGACGCGACTTGCCCCACACCACCTCGGGTTAACTGAGAGAGAATGCTCTCCAACGTAAACGAACCAGAAGTGCTATCTTGGGTAAGCCGTAATCGATCAAAGAAGGTGTATAGGTACTCCTGCTCTTCTTGGTTTTGGGTAGTCGCTGGAACCAAGCACATCATCATGGCTTGTTCAACATCACCAATGTCTGGGTTGTCCTCAACGCCTTTCAAAATAGCGTCATAGTTCAGCCCTAGGTACTTCATCATCTGTTTACTGGTTTTGTATACGGCTGCGTTCTTATCAGCTCCAATTGACGTTTTATTAAGCCTAAAGTACCCAAAGGGATAAAACTCCCCTGCTACGCTCGGGGGAACATTAAAGAGAGCATCAAGCTGCGGAAATACACCCGTACCTAGGCGATACATCCAGTAATACTTACGCCCAGCAATGATATACATTGCGTGAAAGTACTCGGATTCTGTACTGAAGCCTGTAATCGGAATAGTGAGCTCAGCATCCTCAAGCACAAGATCCTGATACATATTGGTATAAGGATTTATCTCAGGGTCACTCATTAGTTTGGTGTACTTAACTAACACTTGCTCATGCGTAGCCCACGTACTACGTTGCACAGCCGTGTGCTCAATTAAATTCTCAATACCCGGAATGCGTGGGTAATTGCTTGGTATGTATCCCGCCTTGGGAGACACCCCCCATTGCTCAATGGCTTTAGGATTCAGAATATCAAAGGTTGCTGCAGGAATAATGACCTGCATATCTGTGAGGTAACAGAAGTAGCCTAATTGAGCTGAAAGCAGCGTTAGTTCATTAGTGGCAGAGTTGTACCCATAGTCCCGAATCAACGCTATCCAAGCCATATGGAGCGTATTCATAGGCCCTAAATGGGTGTAATCGGGTTGGGTATTGACACCTGTCTGAGCATCAAGGATTGCCTTAACTTCAGGCACTCCCTGAGAAGCTAGGTAGAACTCTCCCGAAGGTAAGCCAAAGGCATATTCAGTTCCACCATACTCGTACATCTTTTTAGATTTTAGGGCAAGAGAGTCAGTCAACTCATCTTGAATGTAATCCGTAACATTGCCCCCTTTAATAAGGGCTTTAACAATACCGTTTTTAGCAGAATCAGGGAGAAGCTTATCTGGGATAACCCTAGATAATGAGGTTCCAACAGTGGTGAACTCTCGCCCTGTAAAGAACCCCATGACATCCCCTATTGAAAGAGGCTACGCCCCGACACCCGTAAGCATTTTGCTAACTGCGCGACCGATGGCGGCATCATCAAGTGAATTGGTTCCATTGGCTATGGTACCTGTGTCTGTGGTGCGACGAATTGACCAGGTATCTACCATAAGCTTGGTAGCGGCCTGCTCAGCGTTACGAGCAAAGCCCGCTGTCTGCGCTTGGTAGAGTGCTTTTTGACGACCCACAACACTGCTATCGTCTACAGATTGTGCGGTGGTTTGTGCAGCCTCAGTAATCTTCTTCTGAGTCAGCAACAAGGTCTCTGCTGCAACCCGTGCGACTTGACCCATATTTAAATCAAACTGTGAAGCTAAAACACAGCCCTGTTTGATCAAGTTGTCGTTTTCCACTAAAGCATTTGCTGTTTGCTGCACAATCAATGCCCGCTGTGCGGTAGTGTTCAGAATTTGTTGAGCCAGTAGATCAGCTTCTAGTGCTGCCTTATCCTTGGTTAAGGTAAAGGTCATTGCAACTTGGAGCACTTGTGTAAGGGCTCCAAGGTAGACGGTTGCATACTCAGGCCCTTTGATTCGATTCTTAGCAAACTCTGCTTCGAGGTGTGCTTTGTTTGCACGCATCAATACATCAAACACCCCTGTGCCAGTCAGGGTTGCATCGGTTAAAGCAGAAGTAAGAATCACACTCATTGGGTTTCTTCCTTAGTCGATTGCGTTAGCAAGAGCCTGACGTTGAGCCAAGTCTTTGAGTTCATCTATCGTTAACGGTGTCATGACCTCGATGGCAAACTCACGGATCAACTTACCTTTGCGAGTGGTGTTGCCTTTGCTGTCCCGTGTGGACACAAAGACTTGACACTTACGATCTACCAACTGGTCATAGATGATCCGAGGAACGTGCCAACCATCTTCCGCAGCAAAGGGGACGTACTTGGCAAAGGTTCCTACCAAGGAATTACCCGTGGTGATGATCTCTCCTGCCCAGTCTTTCTTATTTGGGTTCATGCAAGACAAGCGAATACGCACAAGCTCTGAGGCTTCCTTGCGCTTGCGACCTCTAAACTCATCGGCTGACTCTATCTGAGGTAGTCCTTCAGAGGCGGGTACAGCCACGGCTACAGCCTTGGGAGGGGTATCCGATAAAGCATCTTGTACTTTGGTTCGTAGTTTTTCCAGACCAATGGACGGATGATATGAAAGACCCATCAAATCTGCACGGTCTTTAAGAGCCGAGAGTTCGTCTTGGATGACTTCCTGATCGTCGTGTTCTGACATGGTATCTCCGTGAGATTAAAAAAGAGGGAGAGGGTTTCCCCCCTCCCGTTCAAACACCCTGCTTACAGACGGGCAACAGTCTTGATTAAGCCAATACGTTCTGGACGCAGAACCATGAAGCCGTAGTACCACTTGATACTCATAAAGCCAGTCTCACCATATGGATCCAGACGATCTGCAGTCTCGACACCAGGCTTCTTGTGTGTGACTACAAATTTCACAGACTTACCATCAGTTTGGAAACCGATGGTTGTGAAAGAAGCATCACCTACACACAACATTGGGAAGACATCGAAAAAAGCACCATCACTGTAGTTGGCAGTATTACTACCGACTGCAGCACCAGCACCTGCCCACTTCTGCATTTCAGGAACAATGACCACACGGAACTGATCAATCGATCCAACTTCACCTGTAGAGGTAACGCCGCCTGCTGAATACTTCTCAACAGAGATAAAGGCTGGATTGTTGTGCAGGTCTTTCATGGCCTTCAAGGTTGGCAAGAGCTCTGAGCCACAGTACAGAATACGTGCGGCTGGTAAGGTCTTGGTGTCCACCATGCGTGTACCTGTGATTAAGGTAGTCTGCTTAGGTGTACGGTTGTTGTCCAAGGTGATCGACAGGTTCAGCAAGTCACTGTAAGACACCAGCGAGTCAGCATTGACTGTGGCGTTAGTGGTTGCAGCTCCAGCGTACTTGATGACACCAGCACTGTTGATCAAATCGATCTGCAGTGAATCCTCTGTCATCTCATTCGCACCAAAGAGCATCTCACGGTTGATGTGCTGCAGGAGTTCTGCATCGGTATCAAAGTCCATCGACTCTTGTGTGTACTCATCGAAGAAACCAAACTTCTCGATTGAGCCCTCAAGTTCGATACGCTTGAAACCCACACGGTTCACGCGACCACCAGTTTCCGACAACACAGGCAATTTGCCTGAGATCGTACCGATGTCTTTCGATGAGCCGTACAAGTAGCCTGAACCCTGAACACGCTGAGTATCAGGCATAGCCGCTACAACAGCTGCAGACAATGCGCTTGTGGTGTAACCAAAAGCCAACTTAGTAAAGGTCACAGTCCAAGGTGTAGCCGAACCAGTCTTAACAGCCGTGCTTGCGGTCACTGCATTTACAGCAGCCGCTGCAGCAGTCGCATCAGCTTCTACTGCAAAGGTGCGAACTAAGCGACTCAAAGTGACTTCAAACTTTGTGCTGTCAATGACCACACCTGCAGCATCGATACCTTGATCGTTAATGTTGCGATCATCAAGCATCGGCAGGTAATGGTACCGTTTGATCTTTTTGCCCATGTTCTTAGGCATTGAGGTCACATCCGCCAATTGACTGAAGTACTGCTCTTTTTTCAGTTCAATAAGGGCTTGTTTTTGATACGAATGGATTAGGATCTGTGAGCCAACAGTAGAGGCTGTGCCGCCTGCTGGGTCGTTGTATTGTTGTGCAGCCATGATATTCACCTATAAGATTAAAGGAATTTGTCAATACCCTGTTTACTGAACTCTTCATCTGACATAGCCAGTGGATTAAATTCCTTGGCTTCAGACTTAGCAGCAGCAGGTTTAGTAGAACTTGCAGCCCGCTTTTTGTCCCGCAGCTCAACGCTATCGGCCTTAGGTTTTGGTGGTGTCACAATCGTTCCCTTCGGTGGTGTTTGTTTCCCTTGGGAGAGTCCCAAGTGGTCAAAGCCACCTCTGGCTTGAATTGCATCGCCAACTTTCCGATAAGCTTCAATATCCGTCAAACTATCCAAGCGTCCAAATGTGCGATCCTGTTCCACTTGTTGGTTGATAATGTCGTAGACGCCACTTGTGATGTGTCCGTTAATTACCTTTAACAACTGTGGTGTATCCGCAATCACTTGGCGACTAGCAGCATCCCACTTATTGCCAACGACCTCGAGGGTTCGGGTGTACGAAGGGGAATCCTTAAGATCTCCCAAGACCGTATCCAACTCCAGCTCACGTTCATCAACCTGATAAGTTTTCGGCTTGTACTCGCTTGCTTTCTCAGCGTCGAAATCCATTGGATCTAAACCACTGTCTTTCACTAACTTATTGATTGCGTCAGGATTCTTTTTATCCAAGTCAATCAAGTAACTTAATTTGGCTTCGTCTAACAGCTCATGCTTCTCGAGCATCTTCAACAGTTTTAGGTTTGGCTTTAACGCCGCCATCTTCTTGTTGTAGTTAGCCCCCATCTGCATGAGGCTGACCGCATCCTCTGCAGTCTTTACCGTAATGTCTCGACCATTGGCTTTGAAGGGTGCAAACACCTTCTCGTATTCGGTCTTGTAATCCACCTCAACACTGGCCTCAGGTGGAGCATCTTTCTGATCGCCCTGAACTTCTGTGTTGACTACATCAGTCTTATTGACTTCAGGCTTTGCATCAGAAGTCTCTTCAGGGGCTTCGCCGTCATTGCCTTCGTCCTCGTCAGCAGCATCGGCTGCGCCTTCTGCTGCCTCGTCCTCGGCATCTTCAGCGGTATCACCTACGGCTGAGTCCTCCGGTGTTTCATCTGCATCTTCATCATTAGCGGGTTCAACCGACTCAGCACTAAAATCTTCCATACTTGGAGTCGGGAGCTTTAGAAAATCCTCATCCGACATCTCTAAATAAGACTTTGCTTCATCCTTGACTGAATCACTCATTATTGAAGTCCCTCTGCAATAATTTCATCACGGGTTTCTTCATTATTAATTATGGACGTTGCCGCTAATAATGATTGGTGACGAATTTCCTCAAAGTACTCATTCAATGAACCAATTGAATCGATCTGCTTAATAATGGTGCTTTGTAGTACATCGGTCTGCATATTGGCTTGAGCTTTTAATAACACTAGTTGAATAGCAGCAGTCTCTAAGTACCCAACAGTAATCAGTTTTTTGAAGTCCTGATTAATCATCAAGCGTTCTAAAGCCCTGCCCTTCTCCACCATTATCTTGGCTTCGTTAATACTCGATTCAATTTCTTGTATCGTTTCAAGCGACATGAAAGCCTTTATATGTACACATTAACTGAATTAATAACCATGTTATTTATACACATAATACATTATATTAATTAATAAATAATAATTATTATCTATTCTTTAAATATTCAGCCAATACATCATTAACTTTATCTTCTTGTTTCATCTGATGATCCATCATCTTTAGTTTGCCTTGTGATCGAGCTTGTTCTCCATGGAGCTGTAGATCTCGCTCCTGAGTTACGCCCTTCTCTTGCTCG